ATTTGGTTTATTTGTAGGTGCGGTAGATGGGGTTAGAGTACAAAAAATTAAATTTGTGTTATTATCAGTATATCTATATCTAACCGCCTTTGCTGTAGTATTTGTTAAATTTTGTACAACAGGTTCACAATAAAAACATGATGTTATTATTCTGAAAAAATTCGGTATCTTTGTACCATTATCATTTAGATATTCAATTCTGTAACCAATTAATCCTTGATTTATAAATCTATTCCTAAATTCTGCGGGTACCGCATTTAAATCTATTACTAAACCTCTAACATTTGGTAAAGCGGATAAAACACCGCAATCTAAAATTGTAGTTCTTATTTCAGTCGGTCTCAAATAAAGTGTGTAAATCCCAAGTTTGTTAAATTGGTCTGATGGTAATTTTAAATTATATAACCCACCTAAAACTTCAACATCAGTATTTCCACCTGTTTGAGCATTATTAAAGTATGGTCTCAATAAAGAAACCGAATTTAATTTTGTTAAAACAAAATTATCGGTTTCGTCTCTTGATGGAGTATATAACATTATTATATCAACATCTTCGGGTGAAACGTCTGACGGTCTTATTGTACCATATGTGCCTGTTGCCATTTTTAAATAATTTTACTTTCGTATTTATAAATATTGAATTTATATTTTTATAACATTAAAAAATCCATAACCATAGTTATCAAGTTGTCCCATATTCCTTACTTCTCCTAATCTTTGAATATATTCTAAAGCGGTATTTTTACCTCTTTCAGCAAAAACATTTGATTGTACTTCAATTTCTGAAATAACATTCATTAAAACTTCATTTTTTGTAATTGCTGAGCATATTAAATCACTTGTACAACCAGATGATTCAACAACAAATACCGTTGAGCCATCCACATAATCATAGTAATTAATATTATTTATTGTATAGGCGGTATATAATCCATCAGGAGATGGACCCCACCAAATACCTTCAGAACCATTAGGTCCCGTAACTGTTAATCCAGGTTTAAATTTACCTAAAGTTAAATCAGTTTTTTTACCATACACCTCTAAATCGTTTACCCTTGAGAAAGTATATCCTGTAACTAAAAATGGAACTGTTGTAAAATCACAACATGGGGAATTATTTTCACAATGTGAATCACCTGAAAAAATGTAATCATAAGATATTGGTGTTGCCGACCAACCTCCACCACTCGGTATAAAAAATACTTCACCATTTGGATTGGTAATATTAACGTTATCAAAAGGTACATTTATTGTTTTTTTAACAATATTAGACCCCCAAGGACTCATACCTGACATTACAATTTCATATTCACCATCTTGTACATAGTCATGATAATAATAGTTTGGTGAAATTGATGTAACTACTTGAATTGGTGTACCATCACCCCAACTAATTTGGTAATCACAAAACTCAAGAAATTTTTTAAATTCAATATCTGAGGTATTAAAAAAGTAGTACCTATATGGATTTATAGTATCAGCACTAAATAAAAAATTTATTAAGGTATCTTTTTGAAGGATAAATCCGTCAAATACATTATAATAACCAATATCAACAATATTTTCACTTAAAAAAATTGGGATTGTTAAATTTAAAAGTGATTCACCTTCAGTACCTCCCGACAATAATTCTGTCATAGAGGTATATGTAAAAGTAATTCCTGTAGTTATACCTGTTACAGTATCACCTGTTAATTGACAACATGGGTCAAATGGAAGTACTTCAGAATATTCATTTAGAATATATCTCACAGGAACTAAATCCCCTTTAATATTTTCAGGTGAAATTCTTATTTTAAACAATCTATCTTCCATTATGCGGGTGGATTAACATATTCAAACCAGTTTATTGGTGAAGTACTAGTACCTACCCTGTTCAATGAAATAACATCATAAATTTCGTATGTCTTACTTATATAATCTAAATTTACTTGATAATAAAAATAATCTGACGAATTAAAAGTAAAACGATTATTAGGTAAAGTTGATTGTGGGACCGTCATCATTTTTATAAAAACACCATTTTTGGCATCAAAAAATTTTGCAGTCATGTAAAATGTCGTTAAATTAAATAATTCAATATCTTTTAACCAATAAATAAAAAATCCTTCACTATACCCAATAAAATCTAAATTGAACTTTGGTAAATTTATTTTTACGTTATTATACAAGTTAATACTCGGAATAAACTCCTCAGTAAACTCACTATTTGTTGTGGGTAAAATAATTGTAAAATAATTTTTTTGAGTACTCGGTTCTCTTGAATCGTAAAAATCAATTTTAAAAAAAGATTTTCTAAAAGGTCTTGATTTAAAATAGATATCTTCGTCAGGTATACCGGCGGTGTTGTAACTTTGAACCCAATCAGTGGTTAAAGAAGTTGGGATATTTGAAGAAATTGAATTATAAAAGAAAAAATCATACTGTAATTTAGTTTGTGAGTTAGTACCATAACTATTATGTGAAAATCTTTCAGTTTCATAGTCCTTTGGATTACCAATTATATCATCAACTAAATCGTACTGAAACTTTTCAATACTATCATCTTGACCATAGAAATCCCATTTAATTTCAACAGGTATATTGAGATATTTGTCTGTTGAAATTGGTATTGTAAATTTATATTTGTTACTCACACTCATCTATTGTTGGGTCAATTATGGTAGTGAACTGTCTATAGTTTGTACCTTCAGGTATTATTCTAAAAATAATATTTTTATATGGGTGATGTTTATTATTTAAAAAAGGGAAATCAACACCAATCCCATCCGTATCAATAAACCCATATGTATATATATCTTTCCATACAAAAACATTTCTATTTTGTGAAAATTGAGAGTGACTAGGAATATTAGTTACTTGACTTGGTAAACCACTTTCCAAATAAGAAGAAAACACTCTAATTTGAACCGGTGTATGTGGTTTGTAAAAATATCCAAGTTGATTTTTATAGTTTATACTATTAGTACCAATATTAAAAAGGTCTCTATTAAAAGTTATTTTATGATACAAGTCAGAAATAACTCTTTCAGTTTGTTCAAAATCATTCCATTCACAAAAATCACCATCTATCACATCACCAATATTAAGAGTTTCATTATAAACAAAATTATATGGGATACCATTTGGACCAACACCATACGGAGCCGGTAGATTATAAAAATTATTAGGTATATTTGAATCTGAATCTGAGTTATTATAACTCCACCAATTGATAGGTAATTGTGTTACAGGATTAAGTGGTAAGTTAAATTCCCACCCTTCTCTCATTCTGTAAAATCCACCTGTATTATTTTTTTCACCCAATGTCCATCCAAAATAACCTTTCCAAATTGTAGTGAAAAAAAGTTCACTAACAGGCCTCATTTGATTATCAACCATTCCCATAATATCAATATCTTTTTGGAAACTTAAAGTATAACTTTGTGACCCTTGTTTTAGATTAACTTTACCTAAACTATTGTTTGTAGAATTAGATTTAATAAATTGTTTTTTGTTACCAAAAATATTTTGTTCAAAACCAGCATTGGTCAATACTTGGTCATTAATACTTGTTAAAATTTTATTTTTTCTTACATAATATTTTGAGGTTGTTTCCGTTAAATTGTCAGGATTCAAAACTCTTTTAAAAGTACCATTTGTATTATCAACAAAGATAATACCGGTAAACCCTGGGTTAATAATATTAACAATATAGAATTTACTATCAACTGAACCATCACCTATTGAATCTACTTGGAAAATATTTTGTCCGTTATACGAAAAACTTAACTCAATAAATTCACCAACATTGAGTCCATGTTTAACAGGACATATAAAAGATATCGCATTTAAACCATTAAACATTGTGTTTTTTAAAACAAATGGAATACCTTCAGATGCAATCCAGTTTATAATACTTAATGGATTTGAGTCCACTTTCATATAAGCTTGCATGTTTTTATTATAATCATTTTCATATCCATAACTTATAAAATGATTCCAATTATATGTTGAAGCACTCTGAGGTATAAAAGGGATGTGTTTTAAAGATGGGGTATAAAAAGAATCATCAACCGTATACCCTGTCACATTAAAATCCGTTCTAATAAAATCAAATTCAAAATATTGTGGATAACCATATAATGGATTAAAATTATCAGTATTACAAAAATCTATAGTGTTTTGAGTTAAATCTATATATAAATTATTATTAAATGGTAAATAATTAGAAAAACCTATATATGAATTATAAAATAGTATTTGGAATTTAGCTGTTGGTCTAAATAAAGTTGAATTTTGTCGTTCATCATCAAAAACTTGAGCCAAACTAATCTCAACACTACGGTCATATTCAGTCATTATTTTGGTTGATTGATTGAACGGTATTTTAAATAATAAATCAGTATTTGGCGCCGATTTAAATCTTAATGAACCCAATACAACCCTATCATCATATAATCTACTCATAATTAAAAATCAATTACATCTGTGTTTATCCATTTCTGTGAAAACAAATCCCAACTACTTTTCCCTCTACCCGTACCAAAGTAGAAATAATAAGGAGAGCCTTGTAAAGTAATTCTAGGTACCGGTCCTCCAGCTTGAGGTGGTTGAGCATCATAATTTACTTGAAGTGTAACAGGATTAGATGAAGAAATATTAGACATATACCCTCTAAAAAATCTTGATTGGGATTGGTCAACTGGTTGCATATTTTTATGTAGAGGGTTCATTCTATCAACTTCTTGATATTTGATAGTCAAAAATGGAGTAGATACGGAATAAATAACCGACCATTCATTTTTCTGACTTCCAAAAATACTATCAGTACCATTACTATTAGGGTTCGTACTCCACTGATAAAAAGGAACACTTTGACTTTTTGAACCAAAAACATTGTAAGCACAATCACTACTAGGTGGTAAATAAGGATTTAAAATCTTTCTTTTAGGTGAAATATAGTCAGTTGTTTGTAAATTACTTCTAAAGAAAACCCCAAAAACTGAATTTATAGAATTTCCATCTGAAAAATAAATTTCGTTAGCATTGTTATATACCGAAGTTTGAAATTGTGTTACACCTAATTGAGAATTAATTTGTAACATCTGAACATAATCCGCATCCATTTTATTATTGTCTCTACTAAAATAATAAAATACAGGGTCTCCAAATACAGGGATAAGTCCTTGAAGTGACTGTAGAATCTGTCCTGCAACAGTCGTAGATATAAATCTTTGTATTAAATACAAACTTAATAGTTCAGTAGTATCCTGATATGTTGTTGTTTTTAATTTATCTGAAACATATCCTTGATATTCATCGCTAAATATTAATTCTTCTAAATAATCGGTTCTAGGCCCTAAATCAATAACTGTTGTTGGGAACATTAACGTTTTTGTAAGGTTAAACCCATAATTATTAGTTATATAATCTAAACCTGAAATTCTAGGGTTGTATCTACCAATAAATCCGTTTGACACATTATATGGACTACTTCTGTAATAATGAGTATTAGTATCTAAGTCCAAATAAATAGTATGTTTACAATAACAATTATACGGTGAGTTGGCCGGTAATTCCCCAGGTTGTTGATTACCAAAGTTACTTGTGAAAAAAACATTATTTGAAAATGGAAACGCAAATAATCCACCGTTGAGCCAACTATTTGTAAATACATGATTAAATATACCATAACAAGCAATAAACCCTTGTCTAACTCGAAAAGTCCATTCGGAAAGATATTTTATATCATTCGGTAAAGAAAGAAGAGGATAAGTTACCAACCTATAACAACCATTTTGCACAACAATTGCCGGAGGAACACCAAGAGGGCTTATTGTGTTACACGGATTATCAGTCGGTAAAACTTGTACATACCCATTAGAATCAGTTTGATAACAGTCAGAAGGTACTGCACCAGCACAAGTAAATGAATTAATCGCTCCATCAAAATTACTTGTTGATGAAGTAATATCAGATAAACCCTCATTATAATCGTTAGTATCACCAATAGGATTAGTTACCTGAAATTCACCATTAGAGGCTAAAGAAACTCCTTCGTCTGAAACAATTTTTATATATAAATTTTTATTAATAAACAAAGGATAACTGTAATTACCGTTATTTTCTTGAACGGTTGATGTAGGTAACCTGTCAGACCTCATAACCATTCTTCTTTCATTACCAACATTATTCAAAGTAAATGTCATTGTTGATGTAGTTGAATAACTTTGTGAATAATAGTAAATGTCAGCATAAGCCGGAACTGATGGATATGAAAAATTAGGTGATGTAGTAGATTCAAATGGTGGAAATCCAAACCAATTTACATAAAATGAATTATTATTATTTAAATATAATAAACCACTACCTTCAACTATTTCATTTAAATAATATCCTCTATTTCTAGTCGTATTTGGATAATTATATTGTAAATCAGGAGATGGTGAGGATGATGGTGGTGGAGTTGTTGTCCAAATGTCAGGGGTAGATTGAGCCAAATAATATAACTCTTTTGAGAAACCGTTTGTGTTAATAATTTTTAAACCATTTGGTGATGAGACACTTGCTTGAAAAGGCGAACCAGCAGTATTATCATTATCTATTTTAGAATAAAAATAAGGATAATTAGTTTGGTAAATTTGGAATAAACTCGTATCCGGTTGGAAATGGAAAGAATCGTAAAACAAATGAATTCCACTATAAATGTCTAAAGTGGTATTATCTGACAACGGATTATGTTTTACGTTTTTAAAACTTCCTTGTATTGGAATATTTAACTTTAGATTAGCCTGTATTGTATATTGACTATTCCAAGTTGTTGTGAAATCAGTGTTAAACCCATATAATCTACTCAAATCAAGTTGACAATCTACTCTTGAAGAGTGAGGGTCAACTCCACGAACTACAAAAACAACAATTTGATTTAAAAAATCAGTGGCACATGATGTATCTACTGTAAATTTTGTTTCATTGTTGGGTACTCCAGGTATTTGGGAATCTTCTAATTTAACAATTAAATTAGAATTATTTAAAAATCTATTTGCAAATGAATTTGTATTTGTATGGTAACTACTATTAATAAAGTCCTGTACTGTTGATGTATGTATAACTTGGAAGTACTCAACATCAGTTGGGAATCTTAAGAAATCAATATCGTTTGTTTCTTGATTAATAATGTAAGGTGTTGAGGTATTACCTAAACCATTTGTTTGTGCCCAAGTCAAATTAATATTACTTTGATAATATTCTGAGCTACCAATAGATACAAGATTACCTATAGGGGTACCTGTAACAGAATTATTACCGTAAGAATTTAATGGCCCTTCATATAAATTTGGGTCATCGGATTGTGTTAAATTTTGAAACGAAAGTAGATTTCCAACTGTTAAATCTAAATTACAACTTGGATTGATAACTAATGCCATAACATTGTCCAAGTGCCATTGAGTAATAGGGTCATTTTGGTTAACGTCAAAGGAAACTTTAATTCTATTCCATCCTCCGCCAGGATTATCCGCACTATCATCAAAGTATTTTGCTTTAGTATTAAATAAATTAAGTCTTTCAGGTATTGTTAAACTAGAAGTAAAATAAGCCTCATAATTACCGTTCATTTGTAATATTGGTGCATGTGCAGTTGGACTTCCATCATTTTGTGATTGTTTACCCGATAATAAAATTGGGTAATCTGTTGAGCAATTTTCAAATGTAATTTGCTCATAAAATTTAGACAAACATGATACGTTACTATTATTTATATCATCTGCAACACCACTAAGACCAGGAACATTTGAAGGATTAACCTCACCTGTTGAATCCGAAACTGAACAATCGCAAAACTCACATTCACCAGGTAAATAAAGTGGCAAATTTATAGTACCACCATCAATAACTATATCTTCTAAATCATTCCTTAATTTAGTTAATTTTTCACATGTACTATTTAAAAATGAAAATGGAGAGATACCTAAAAAAGATACGTCAGCAAGTTCACAAATAAAAACTTGGAAAAAAATAACAATTGCTAAAATTATTAATAGAATTACTTTTACAATATGATAAGCTATTACTAATACAAATAATATTAAAGAAAATAATCTTAGAAAATAACTCGCCAAACCATATAAAGCACTTGGTCTGTATTGAACATCCGTAGCAGGTGGAGTATTTACAGGACCAGTACAATCAGTGCTGGTAACTTCTTTAATTGCAATATATCTTTTGTTAGCAGGGCCTTTACCATATTCAGATATAAGTTGTGATACCGAATATACTTTATTATAAGACATTTCATAAAATCTATCTTCACATTCTACTGCTTCTTGGACCATTTGTTGTCCAACACTTGTTAAATTACCATTACTCGATTTTTCACCGTAATCTAACCAATCCAAACTAAATGCATATGAGGCCTTTGCTCTTTTATAATAAGCGTTCTGAAAATCATTTGAATTTGGGGGATTACAACTTGTAACAAAAAAATTTCCAAGATATGTTGGGTCTGTATAACCATCTGAAAATGGAACTTCTTGTCCGTCCCATCCCCACTCTTTAATATTTGGTACTAAAAAATAAGCTCTTCTAACAGAATCTGATAAGTTTGGTGGTTGTGACCATTTTATTTTAAACCTGTACTTTCCTTTTGTTGGTAATCCCAATTTTGAATCATTAGAAATAGTTTTTTCACCATATTCGTTGGTATAGACGTATTCCAAATTCATAGGTACATTTATCAACCAAGCCCCATTTTCATCTATACAATTCCCACCTTCTTCTAATGTATGTGTTTCTAATATTGGTCTTCCATTTATGTCATTATTAATAGTTTGTCTAATAGCCAAAATTTGTCCAGGACCATTTATTAAAGAACATTTATCACCCAAATTTTTCTCAACTTTACAATTTTGTTTTTGAACATCTTCATCACTATTTGAAAAAATAGACCCTATAAAAATTGCACACGGTTCTATTTTAATTCCAAACTCTTCTAAAACGTCAAAATCTGTTCGTGTAATACCTAAATTACAAATTTCAGGTTGACCCCAAAGTGGTTCAACTTCAATAGTTCTATTAACTGTTAAAATTTGAGGTAACTCACTTAAATTACTAGAGCTTTTAAATTGTACACCATTTACTTGTCCTTCAGTAGCGTTACTTGTACGAATTAAATCTTGTGGTGACAACGAAAATTCACCAATATCAGATAAATCAATATCTAAATGAATAGTTTGACTACCAATTGGTACTCCAAAAATCATATAGTCACCACTCTCATTTGTTTGACAATTATATTTGTAATACTTGTCGTAAACTTCAATAAACGAAGGGTTGGTTAATACATCCTCACGAGTAAATAATGTACCCGTTGGGTTGTGTCCACCATGTTGTTTCTGATATGGTAGTAAATTATATCTAAAACCATCATCATTTAATTCAGATAAAGTCTTATACGGATATAATGTGGAAATAATTGGATTATTTGAGTCGGTATCATCAAGAGGTATGAAAACCGAAATTTTCGCATTTGGTATACCTAAACCATTGTTAACTGTAACCCTACCAACGACTACCCCATAATCAGAGCATTGTCGGGTATAAATATCACTCTGTAAAATCTTTAAAGATAAGATTTGTAAAGACTCAAAATCTTGGTCTAATTGTACTCTAACTGATTTGTCAACACCTACTTGTGTTCTTATTCTATATGAATCTGACATTTAACGTTTTTTCATAAATAGTTTATTTGAAATTTTTAAAAAAGATAAGATAAAAATTTCTAAAATAAATTATCAAGAAAAGTTAACTGTAGTAAGATTTTTAACTCTAATTGTGATATCTTTGGTTGCGAATCTTACTTGATAAATTTGTGTCGGTTGAGCAAAAATCGTATCATCAACCAATTGGATTTGTTTTGTCGTATTATCAGAGTATGATTGTGATGTTTGAGATGATGAATATTGACCACCAACTTTATTAAACACTTGAATATCTGAGACAGAAATTACACCATTTTCATCTTGTACTAAACGTCTCAAATCAGAAATGTATACATTCTCACCCATGTCTCTTATACCAGGGTCAAAGAAAGTACTAACAATACTAATTAATTGGGATATTACCGCTCCTTGATTTTGACTATTATTTAAAACAACATCAATGTTTAAAGCTAAATCAACAACATTAGCACTTTCAATTGAAATATAATCATTAATCATTCTATAGTTAGACAAGTAATTTGCAACATTACTTTTTAAGGTGTTTGATATAACTTCAGTTAGAGTACCATTGTTATCATATGACAACATTTTTACTCTAATTTTATTATTATCTTCAGTTATCGCAACCTTCGCTGGTGCACCAAACTGTGAAGGCATTGTTCTTATAATAGAATCATAATCATTTACAGTAACCGCTCTGTCTTGAGCAGCAAAATTAAATGATACTAAATTTCTAACTTCTTCTATTGTTGGGTTATTCGCCCCACCTATTGCCGCTGTAACATTTGTACAACGAAGTGAATTAATTGTTATATTATTAATATTTGCCGATGGTCCATTAACATAAAATGAAACGTTACCTATTTGAGTAATAACATTAACACCTAAGTTTGAGGATGCTCCACCACCAACTCTATACTGAACAAATAATGTAGTATTCGCCTTTAATGTTGACCCTAAAGCAAAATTATTTGAATATTTGTATAAATTCAATTTGTATCCATTTCTAGCAAACTCTCTTAATTGTTCATCCGCAGATTGACTACCACCACCAAACGTCATTTTACAAAATCCTTCAGGTGTGAATTCTGACATAAATTTAGTACTTGTTTCAATGTATTTTCCAACTTTAATACCAGGACTATCCGATACTTTAGTAGGGTCTTCAACAAAAACTCTATTTTCAGCTAACGCTTTAACTTCATACCATCTATTATCAAGACCTATAAACTCTTGAGAACTTGGTACATTAGCATATTGAGTACCGTCTTTTAAAAGTACACTTGTAATACCTAAAACATTTTTTTCAGGTAAGAATAACTCATAAAATGGTTTAACATCATTTGATGTAATAACTTTTTTATAAACTTTTGTTTGACCATTAACTACCGTATCTCTTTTAACAATAGTATAATTTAAAAGTTTATTATTAGCGTCAAAATTTGGTATTTTTAATCTGTTCGGAAATCCTTCAGCATTTACAGGTGAAGCAAAATCAATATCATATACATTTTCAAAAATTTGACCAGCTCCTAATACTTGAGAACCTCTCCTTAAAATACCACAATATCTAATATCTTCTTTATCTCCAAAAGCCGGAACTGTGATTGAAAAATCAACCAAAGCAACTGAAGGTCTTTGACCAGGTATCTTTAATCCATAAGTTCTAGCAATATTGTAGATTGAAGATTTTTGTTGAGCGTATTGTAAAACTGTTTCCTGAATACTTCTATCAATATTAAACTGTAAGTTGTCTGACACTGCGGCATTTAAATCTAAAAGTGCTGAAAAAACAGAAGCGTCGTTAAAATTATCAACTAAATCAGGATAATACGTTTTTGTAAAATTGATTAATTCGTTTCTTATTTGTTGAAAATCTCGTGTTGTATAAGATATCTTTTTGTTTGCCATATATCCTTAAATATTAATAATCACAAAATCACTCTGATTGAAAGCATCATTATTAATTCTATAATCAATTTTTATTTTAGCTGTGTGTTCTATATCAGATATTCCAGGAACCTTGAAAACTCTTTCATCGTTATCATTAACATAAGTTCCTTTATTTTCTAAACCTGCTGAAGCGTCTTTAATTTCAATATTCGTTATTGTAATACTTGGTAAATACTCATCAACGGACTCTCTAATTTCAGATTCAATATCTGAAAATGTAGGACCATCCAACGGTTCAAAAATATATTCATAAAGACGAGTTCCAAAGTCAGGAAGATAGTATCTTGAACCTTTTCTCGTTAATATTAAATGTATTAAACTAGACCTAATCTCATCATCATTAGTTTGTGATAAGCCAAAATAATTTCCATACCTTGAATCTTGGAATGGAAAATTTATACCATATGTTTTACCTTCTGCCATATTACATAAATACTAAAAATTAAATTACTTAATTTTTTTAATTTTAAATTCTTTAAAAAACTTAGGGTAACTTTCTAAATAACCTTTATAAGTTTCATCATCATACTCAATGTCTTCCGCCATCCAATACCAATAAAGATTATTATTCAATTTAAATCCATAATAATCGTGAACTTCTTTTTGTATTTCAATTTCTCTATCAGCGTGTGCATGTTGTCCAACACATATAAATCCAGATGTGACATCTTGTATAATATTGGATTCATTACCAGGTATAAATCTATTGTTTACCCAATTTAATCTTTCCATTAATTTTTGGTAAAACATGTTAGCACTACCCCATCTTATTGATGTGAAAAAAATTACACAATCAGATTCAAATAATTCTTTAGATATTTTCCATAACTCATCATCTTCGTTATGAATGGATGCCCAACATCTGTGGTAACCTGAAGGGTTTTTTTCTTTGTCCCTTAATAAAGCATATTTGGTTCCACACTGATTACCGTCTTCTCTTGATACATTACCCTCGCAAGGATATATTTGTAAATCCGGTACGTTAATCAAAGTCACATTATCTAAATTTTCGGCAATGACTTCGGCTAATATTGTAGATTTTGGTGTTTGTTTTTCTAAAATTTTTTGATATCTGTTAGAACAGGTTAAAAACAATACTTTGTCAAACTTTTTAAGTATCTCAATTGTTTTGTCAATATTTTTAAAATTAGCTTTTCCCATTTTTTGTTATCCATTTAGTTCCGTTCCAAATTTCTACATTTGTAAAACTTTCTTTATACTCATACACATTTTTGTATGATTCATATATATATAAGTATTTTTTATTTTGTGTTTTTGTATATTCTGAAAGAATAAAAAATAAATTAGTCCCTAAAGATAGTTTTGGGTATTTTTCGGAATAGGATGAATTTAAAAATATGTTAGACTCATCTCTTTCTGTAAACCTAGCGTAACCGACAATTTCATTTTGATATTCAACCTGTATTAGAGATATTTTAAAAAAATTAGAACAATTAGTATATAAATCAAAAATATCAAACTCTCTTTCTATATAATAATTTTTAAAAAAAGTATCAATCAAATTATCATTTTTATAATCAACATTCTTTATTTTTAATCTATTAATTATGTTTTTTCTTTTATGTGATATATAAAAGTCATCCATATTCAACCTACAACTTCTTGATTGGTACCATATACCGTAATCCTCCATTGAGGGTAACCACCCTTCGTTTAAAAGTCCATCATCACTTTCTTTTTCAGGTAAACAACTTACTTCACAAAAAATCCTACCATCGTAATTAAAACCATTATCATGATTATAAAATATTTTCATTACTCAAACTCTTTATAAGCCTTTGACATTTCTTCATTTGTTTCGCCCTTTTCAAGGTCGGTATGGTCATAATTCATTAAGTCAGTATCAGGAGTAACCCATCTTGAGTTCCTTTCCGCAGTCCATAATGTAGTATTGTATTTTCTGTGAATTACTAAATCTTGTTTGATAGTAAATGATGGGTCATGTACCGTTAATCTGTTGTTGGGTTGAATTGCAAAATTACCATTATCCATCGCAATAAAATGACCACATTTATGTTGTGATGGAAACTCACTAAGAAGAAAATCAGTATCTGAAGAATCTGATGAACTACCCCAATCTAATGTAAACAAATAACGACCTTGGTATTTCTCTCTTCTTCTTGATAAAAACTTAACAACTTTGTTTTTTAAAATAGGATATGAAGTAACTCCAACATGATATGAAAAAGAATCCCAAAGAACTAACTCATCTAATTCTTGTTCTGGGGAATCCTCTTTCCAACAAAAAGCATGTATAGGCATTCTCCACCACAAACCACCATCTTCCATTATAAAATGAAACAAGGGTGCTTGTGATGGTATTGAACACATTCCAAAAATATAACATGGAAATTTTTTATCATGAGAATCTTCTTGGTTTCTTAAAAAGTTACCTCTAATATACGCCTCTACAATTGGTATTGGTGTGTTTAAATATGACATAATTTATAAATAATTAAGATGAACAACCAAAACAATCAAATTCACTATTTTCAGGTTTGTCAGGTAGATTCATATAACTGTAATCAACCTTTGGTGGTTCAGGAGTTGTCTTTGGTTTGTTAATTTTTGATACGTCCATAGCTAAGTGTTTTGCTCCCGTTGAGATGGCTCTTGTTCTAACGTAATAACAAAGTGTCTTCAACCCTTTTTCCCATCCGTAAAAATGTGAAGATGAAATCTTTGATAATGTTGGATTTGACATGTAGATATTCATTGATTGTGATTGGTCAATAAACGGTGCTCTATCGGCAGCCATCTCAATCAATTCTCTTTGTGAAATCTCCCAAATTGTTTTGTATTTCTTAATTAAGTGTTCAGTTCTTTTAACTTTGAAGTTATATCTCTTATCTTCTTGGTCAAGGTAGTTATTGAAGTTAATGTTTTGAATTGACCCTTCGTTCATGATAATTTCATTCTTTAAGTCCTCAGACCAAATCCCAATCTTCTCAAAATCACTAATCAAATACTTGTTAACAATCATAATCTCCCCACCAACAACTCGTCTGTTAAAGATTGCTGAGTGAGCGGGTTCAGTCATTTCATATGAACCTGTAATCTTTGCTGAAGACGCTACAGGCATTTGAGCCGTAAATAATGAATTACAAACACCATACTTACTAACATTCTGTTTAAGAATTCCCCAAGGCCATCTTTTTGATAACTCATCTTCGTTTAATCCCCACATATCAAATTGAAATACTCCTTGTGACATTGGAGACCCTTTAAAGTAAGCATACGGTTCATACTTACCATCCATACACAATCTGTTACTTTCAGTGATTG